TGATACACCTATTATTAATAATACGGGAGATTATAAAATGAGTGTTGTAAGATTTCAAATTGATACTCCAAATATGCCCGTTTTAATAGTTCAACCAAATCAAGATAAAACCATAGCAGTTCCAACTTTACTTACTGGAAAAAACTATACACCAACAGAATATAAAATAACTTTAAATTATCATCATCAATCATCAACATCATCAACACCATTAGCAACAAAAAGTTTTTTTATTAACTGGAAACCCGAAGACCCGACACTTTATAAACCGACTTATGATGAATACAAAGACGGAAAACATATAAATTATGAATATTTTTATTGTTATTCATATTCTTATTTTTTTGATTTTATTGTTAATCAATCTATACAAATTGAATATGGGACTTTTATATCTAATAGTTTTGTTTATGCGGACTTACAAGGAGCGGGAAGCGAGTTTATTGAAGTATTTTCTAACTGGGCGTATCCTCCTACTATTGAATGGAGTGAAAGTGCTGAAAAAGTATTTATAGTTGTTCCTCCTTGTTATTTAACTACTAATGCTGAAACACCAACTAATTTTTCTAATAGTAATATATTAAAATTAGGTAATGCTTCGGCAAATGTAAGTGGATTTAATCATTTTTTTTCAACCTCTATAACTACATCTGCTAATTTTTATACATTAATTTCAACTTTTCCCGCATTTTATACAGAAACAACAACAAATTATCAATTAATTTTTAGAACTACATTTGCCGATAATAACTTTTATTCAACTGGGGTTTCTTTTTACAACTGGGGTTATACATATATTCCAACTACATCTCCTTCCTTTTCTCCGCAAGACCCGCCAAATGAAATATTAGACTTTGGAAAGTTTCTTTTAAGAGGAGAGCAAGAATGGAGTTCAATTGATTTAATAACTCCTATAAATAGTATTGTATTTATTTCTAATACTTTGCCTATTGTCGCAAATCAACAATCAGCAACAAAGAGTAAAGATAAAAAAGATAGTTATACAATAGAGGGAGAGCGTTCAACAACTCAACATTTATTAATGATTACTGATTTAATGAGTAATCAACAAGGATATAGACCAAATCTTTTATATGTTCCAAGCGGACAATATAGATATATAACTCTTACTGGAAATCAACCATTAAACCAAATAGATATTAATGTTTATTATCAATTAAAAACTGGTAATTTAATCCCTTTCATGCTTACAACTGGCGGGACAGCATCAATTAAAATATTATTTGAAAAGGTTGTATTAGGTGAAGCAAAAACTTTACAATTTTCTAATATGAGTATGAGAGATTTAAGACTATAAAAATATTGTTTAGAATAATTTATATATATTTATATTATTAATATATATAAAAAAATGAGTGCTGATTTCAAAACCGCTTTAATCAAAGATAGTCGCATCGCTGGTATAACTTCGCAATTAACTTATGCTGTAATGTCGGGTGGTTCTTCCGTTAATTATCAGTCATTCCCCGCCATTTCGCCTAATTCAACAAGTATTACTTTTAATGTTAATGTTCCAAGTGAAAATACTTTGGTAAATCGTGAGGTTCTAATTAGGACAAAAATTAATTTTACTATGGAAATTACTGGTGTTGCTTCGGGACAATATGCTTTGGCGTTAGGTGAGAAAGATGCTCCCGCTCCATTTCCATTAAATCAGTTATTCCAAACCGCAACCGCTCAAATAAATAATACTTCCGTTTCGGTTAATTCGCAAGATGTTCTCTCTTCTATTCTTGCTATGACTTCGCAAGAGGAGGTTTCTAAATATAATGGTATGACCCCTCATTTGTTAGATAATTATTATGCTAATTTTGGTGATATTGCTACAACTGGAAATAATAATCCCCTTGCTAATTATCAATTCGCAAATTACAATCCCGCTTATAATCCTCGTGGGACACATCCTATTAAAATATTAGGTATTAATAGATTAGTTTCTCCTTCAACTAATTCAAAAACATTAGTTTCTTCGGGTGCTACTGATGTTTTCACTATTGGACTTCAAATAGAGGTATGCGAACCTATTTTCTGCTTATCTCCATTTTTGTATGGTTCGCCCGAGTTCAACTCACAAGCATTAGTCGGTGTTTCAAATATTAATTTTAATTTTAATATTGATAGTGCTTTTAGACGCTTTTGGACTTCTGCTAATAGTGGATTTACTCTAAACTCTATTAAAGGTGGTATTAGTGTTCCTACTGATAATGCTAATAATACATCTTCCGTTTTCCCCGATTGCGAAATGTTAGTCAATTTCATTTCATCGCAACCCGAAGACAGAATAGAGGCGAGAAATGTTGTTCCATATTTAGACCTTCCCCGCTATATTACATCAATATCATCAACTTTAACTGCTACTGCGTCGCCTACTACAACTTTAACTGCTAATAACATAACCTTAAATTGCCTTCCCGATTACTTTTTAATAAGCGTAAGAAAGCGTATTCAAGATTTTGAATACTATGAGGCATCGGGTTTCCTTGCTATTCAAAATATTAAAGTTAATTTAAATAATGTTAGTGGTTTATTATCAACTGCTTCACAGCAAGAATTATATAGAATATCTCGCAAAAATGGTTCGCATCAATCATGGGAGGCATTCTCGGGACAAGTTCAAAAAGGTTCTGCTACAAATGCGACAAATGCTTCGGTTGCTTTAATGCCTACAATTGGTTCGCTGTTAGTTTTATCTCCCGCTATGGATTTATCCTTACCATCTTACCTCTCAAATGGTTCTCTCGGTTCATATAATCTTTCCTTCACTATTGATGTTAAGAATTATACAAGTGCGGATATTACTAATAGTGAAATTGTTGTAATTGCTTGTAATAGTGGAGTTATGACGACAATTGCGGGAAGTTCAGCATTATATTCGGGCATACTTACAAAGCAAATGGTTATTGACGCAAAAGCGATGGGTTCATTAGACCCTATTCAATCCGCTCAATATGTTCGTTTAGTTGGTGGAAATATGAATGAAAAAATGTTGTCTAATGTTGGTGATATGCCTATGACGAAAGAATATGATAAACAATCATACGCAAAAATGAAAGGTTTTGGAGTATCTTCGGGTGGTGGTGTATCTTCGGGTGGGCGTTTATCGCATATGACTACAAGACGCTAAATATTAATAACTACATGGAAGCAAAGGCGACCTTTTAGATTACATTTACATTATTTTAAATTATTACAATAAATAATTTAAAATAATTTAACTATATATTATAATCTAACTCTATTTAAATTATTTTACATTATAATTTGTAATAATTTTAAAATTATTACTTAAAACAATCTATTTGTAATCTATTTTATTTATTTATTATATTACTTTACATTATTTATTGTAATAATTTAAAATAATGTAAATGTAATCTAAAAATCGGCAATAAAGACTTAAAAATTGTTCTCAATATTGTTTGTAAAAATAATATTTAGAATTATATTTAAGTTATAATTATAATATAATATATATATAAATGGATAATAAAAGTATATATGCTTTTCTTTCTATTGATGGAGAGCAAAGTTTAGTCGGTTCAAGTGCGGATAAGAATATATTATATAGTGCTGATTATGATTTGTTAGAAAATAAATCATTTAATAAATCAAGTGATATATATAATCATATATATAAATTATTTAAAGATAAATATAATGAGGCATTAAAAAACCCTAATATATGGATTACTGATTTTAAATGTGGTGTATTTAGAGGACAACCGCAAAAATGGAGTAAAGAAGAAATAAAAAGAGGTTATAAAAATATAGATGGAAATATACTTTTATTTACTGATTGCTTACAGCAAAAAAGCAGAATTAAATTAGATATAGTCGCAATTGATAAAGACCATAATATAACTGAATATAGTGATATATATATAATAAGAATTGGAGAGTTTAATTTAACTGATAATGTAAATATAGAAGATATTAAAACATCAATTTTAAATGATTTTTATTCTTATGCTAATGATAAGAAATATTTTAAAGCATTAAAAAGATTATATAGTTATGCGAAAATAACAAATGCTAAAAAATTACAAAATGATTTAGTAAGTATATTTAACTCCTCATTAGGAGAAGATTATAAAACCATGAGTGATTTAAACACTTTATTATTGTTATTAGAGCAAAAGTTTAAACCGATTAATAAAGAAATTATTTTAACTCATTTAAAGATGATGAAAATTAATACTAATAAGAATAAACTTAAACCATCTTTAAATACTATGATTGATACTATAAATAATAATATTAATGAAAAATTAATACCTCTAATTAAAAGTAATAAAAATATATATGTTTATTTTGGTTCTAATTTTTAATTATTTTCTTTTGTTATATTATAATGTTTAAAAATAGTAATTTTTCAATCCCCTCTAATTTAGATGTTGCTGATATTATACAAAGAATACAAACCCCTTTAACTGATGCTGATGTAGAAAGATATTTTGGAAGTGGAAAGAATAGTGAAGTAATGAAATATAGTGAAATAAAAGATTATAGAACTATTGATGATTTGTTGCCTTTACCTATTGATTTTAGAATTGTTTTAGTAGAACAAGAAAAGAATGTCGGACACTGGGTTTGTATATTAAAATATAAAAATGTTATAGAGAGTTTTAATTCTTATGGAAAAGATATAGATAAACAAAAAGATACTTTTGGAACAATTAAGAATAAACTATTAGGACAACAGACAGACTATTTAACTAAATTAGTTAAGAAATCTAAATATCAATATGTTATTAATAAGACCCCTTTTCAAGCACACGAAGACGGCATTAATACTTGCGGGAGATGGTGTATATTAAGAATTATTGCTATGAAAGATTTATT